CAGCGCCCACGCGGCAGGCAAATGGGCGCGGATCGAGCGGGTCAAGGATGCCTTCCCGTTCCTGCGCTATGTCCAGATCCAGCGCGCCACCAAGCGCGAGGATCATGCGCTCTATCATGATCTGGTATTGCCGGTGGACGATCCCGCCTGGGAGCGCATCTATCCGCCCAATGGCTGGAATTGCGGCTGCACCGTGCAGCAGCTCAGCCAGGCGCAGCTCGACCGGCGCGGGCTGAGCGTGCGCGAAGGCTTCGGGATCGAGGAGCGACCGGTGCTCAACCGCCGCACCGGGCAGATCGAGCAGATCGCCAAGGGCGTCGATCCCGCCTGGGATGGCAACAGCGGCAAGGCGTTTCTGGATATCTCCGGGCGGCACGCCGCGATATCGGACGGCATGTCCGCAGCTTCCGCCGCGATCGAGCGTGGCTTTGCCGAACGCATCCGGCTCATGGGGCTGGGTGACGGGCGCGAGCGACTGGGCGCATTCGATCTGGCGAGCGGGGAGGAGATAGACTTTACCGCAGGGCGCTCCGACAGGGTCAGGCTGAGCGCCGCGATGCGCGCGCGCCTTGATGCCGGCGCGCAGGTGGCGCTGGTCCATAACCACCCGAGCTCGGCCCCGCTCAGCCCCGAAGACATGTCGGTGATGTTCGGTCGTGGTGTGCAGTCGGTCATGGCCGTGGGGCACGATGGCTCGCTCTATCGCGCGCAGCTGCTCAACACCCCGAGGGGCCGGGTCCGGGACGTTGCAGGGATCGTGGCCAGGATCGTCGATGATCTGGGCCTTGATCCTGTCGCGCGCGACCACGCGGTGCGCCTGACCGTGCTCGACGTGTTGCAGTCGCAGGGCCTGATCTTATATGAGGAGAACCTCGGGCCGCAGGCGCAGGCGGTCCGGGTGCGCGTCGAGAGAGAGGTCCGCGCGATCGCGGCGCAGATCGTCCGGACCATGAACGGAGAGCCCTGATGACATCGCTTCTGGTCGAGCCACCCGACGAGTTCAGCCGCGAGGCTTACGTGCGCGCGCTGCGCGAGGCCGAGGCGCTACCCGACGAGGACCCGGACAAGGCCGAGCTTGTCGCCGTGCGCCGCGCCGATCTGGAGACCTATTTCAACGCGCCGCCCCGCACCGCCGATGAGCGGGCCAAAATTCTGCGCGGGTTCATGCCGGATGGCCCCTCCTGAGGCCATTTTCGCCCTCACGTCAGCCGAGAGATGACCTTCGGGCCACCCCCTGCCGCGCAATGCGCCCGCAGAGCGCCGTTAAATACCCATTCAATACCCCCCCCGGCCTTTTCGCGACCCTCACCCCCGCCGGGGCGAGATCGCACTCAGCGGGCCGCTCAGGCGCTCGGGCGGATCGCCGCTTGGCAGAGGCGCGCAAGGCGGTTAGTCTGATTTCAGGCGGACATCTGGCACATCCCGCCTTCCCCCGTGAAATCCTTCACCTTATGCGGCTGCGCGCCCCGGCCTAATGTCGGGTCATGACAAAGCCGCTCCACATATTCCGTGCCGGTCGCCATACCGCCATGTCCGGCCAGAGCCTCGCGTTTTCCGAGGTCGATGTTGCGGGCATCGCGCGGGCCTATGACCCGGCGCTGCACGAGGCCCCGATCGTCGTCGGGCACCCCAAAGCCGATGCGCCCGCCTATGGCTGGGTGAAGTCCCTGCGCGCCGAGGGTGCCGAGCTTTTTGCCGAGCCTGACCAGGTCGAGCCTGCCTTCGCCGAGATGGTGCGCGCGGGCCGCTTCAAGCGGATCTCGGCCAGCTTCTATCCGCCCACGGCTGCCGCCAACCCGGTGCCGGGCAGTTATTACCTCAAGCATGTCGGTTTCCTGGGTGCGCAGCCCCCTGCCGTGAAGGGGTTGAAGCCCGCCGAGTTCGCCGAGGATGGCGAGGAGGTGGTGATCGAGTTTTCCGAGGCCGAGATCGCGGACGTGAGTGCCGCCGGGATGGGCGGCGTGCGGCGTGTGCTCGGGTCCTTGCGCGAGTGGTTTCTTTCGGCGCAAGGGCAGGATCTGGCGGACCGCGTCGTGCCCGCGGATGAGATCGAGCGGATGCGCACGGCGGAGGAGCTTCTGCGCAACGTGATCGAGCGCCACGATGAGGTCGCACCCTCCGCCTTCGCCGAGACCGATCTGTCGCGCCGCCTCAACGCGCGGCTCGACGAGCGGGCCGAAGATGCCGCCGCGCGCTCGGACCTGATTGACCGCATGGCCAGCGCCGCCGGGATCGAGCGCGGCACCGTAACCCAGATCCTGCGCGGCGAGATCGAAACGCCGCCCGAAGAGCGCCTGCGCGGCTTTGCCCGCGTGTTGGGGCTGAAACTTTCCGACCTCACCCAGCTTGTGGACCTTGCAGAGACCGAAGAAGGAGATGCCGACATGTCCGGCACGAACAAACAGACCCCCGAGGCCATCCGCGCGGAACTTGACGCGCGCATGGCCGATATCGCCGCCCGTGAGGCGGCCTTTGCCGAAGCCCAGGCCGCCGCCCGGCGCGCCGAGGATGACGCGCTGCTGACGCGGCTGGCCGAGGAGGGGCGCATCGCGCCCGGCCTCAAGCCCGAAATGGCGGCCTTCATGGAGAGCCTGGACGCGACCGACGAGGTGGCCTTTGCCGAGGGCAAGTCCACCAGCCCGCGCGCCTGGTTCCGCGAGTTGCTCGACAAGCAGGCCAAGCCGCTCATCGAGTTCGGCGAGCGCGCGGGCGGCAAGGCCGTGCCGCAGGTTTCCTCGCCCGACGATTTCACCGCCGCCGCGAAGGCGCTCATGAAGCAATCCGAGGCCGATGGCCGCAGCCTGAGCTTTGCCGAGGCCGTGCGCCAGATCGAGGCCAGCATGGAGATCCAGCACAATGCCTAATCCCGGTCCCTTCATCAAATCCTACCGCGCCGAGGCGGCCATCACGGGCCGCAGCGTCGTCAAGTTCGGTGCCGCTGGCGGCGTGGTCGCGGCCACTGTCGCGGCGGACCGCGCCATCGGCATCACCGATCAGCTCGACGCGGCCCCCGGCGACATGGTCGATGTGATCATGTCCGGCTCGGCCGAGGTCAAGCTGGCGGGCACGGTCGCCGCCGGTCAGCCGGTGCGCGGTGGTGCTGGCGGTGCCGGTGTCGCGGCTGCCGCAGGTGCCGGAAACGTGGCCATCGGCTATGCGCTCAGCGCGGGCGTGGCCGGCGACATCATCGACGTGGCCATCGCGCGCCACTCCGTCACCTGATCCCAGAGGAGCCGATCAATGAGCACCCCCACCCCCTTCGTCGTCGATCCGGTCCTGACCGCGATCGCCGTCAATTTTCGCAACCCGGATGTGGCCCTCATCGCCGATCAGGTGATGCCGCGCGTGCCGGTGATGGCCCCGGATTTCAAATGGACCTATCTGCCGCCCGAGCAGATGTTCACGGTGCCCGACACCGAGGTGGGCCGCAAGGGCATGGTCCAGCAGGTCGAGTTCACCGGCGAGGAGCGCACCTCGAGTGTCCGCGACTACGGCCTTGACGATGTTGTCCCGCAGCGCGACATCGACACCGCGCGGAGCCTTCGGGCGGCGGGCAATTCGGCCTTTGACCCCGAGGCGCGGGCCGTCGAAGGCCTCACGCATCTGACCCTGCTCGACCGTGAAAAGCGTGTTGCGGCCATGGTGCAGGACCCGGCCAATTACGACGCCGACAAGAAGGTCGTTCTGTCGGGTGCTGGCAAGTTCACGGATCCCGCGTCCGACCCGATCGGCGTGCTCTCGGCGGCGCTCGATGCCACCTTCATCATGCGCCCGAACGTGGCGGTGATGGGTCGCACCTCCTGGACGGCGCTTTCGACGCATCCCGACATCATCAAGGCGGTCAACCGCACCTCGGGCGACAAGGGCCGCGCCAGCCGCGAGGCGGTAGCCGAGCTTTTCGAGCTGTCGGAAATCCTCATCGGCGACAGCTATGTCAACGCCGCCCGCAAGGGGCAGGCCGCCTCGTTCGAGCGGGTCTGGGGCGCGAACATCGCCCTTATCCACCGCAACGCGCAGGCCGGGCCGGACGGCACGTCGCCTGCATGGGGCTGGACGGCGCAGTTCGAGGGCCGCGTCTCGGGCCGGTTCATTGATCCCAAGGTCGGTCTCAAGGGCGCGATCACCCTGCGCGTCGGCGAGCAGGTTCGCGAGGTCATCGCGGCCCCCGCCACCGGCTATCTGATCGAGGACGCGGCATGATTTATCTTATCAAACGCACCGTGATCGCAGCCTCGCGGCTTGAGGCCGGGTCCGTGGTCGATGCCAGTGGCGGTGACCTCGGAGACGAGGCGCAGATCGCGCGCCTTCTCGCCCTTGGCGCAATCGAAGAGGCCGCAGAGGCCGAGGATGCGCCATCGCCCGACATGGATGACGCCCTGCGCGTGGCCATGATCAATGCCATCAACGCCCTGCCGGAGGATGCATTTGATTCTGGCGGCAAGCCCAAGGTCAAGGCGCTGGAGGCGGCGCTGCCCGAGCACAAGGACCGGATCACCGCCGCCACGCGCGATGCGGTCTGGGCCGAGATGAAGGCCGCCGCCGACGCGGCCACCTGACATTCCAGAGCGAAAGGATCAATCGCGACCCTCACGGAGACACGGGCAACAACCAGACCCCGCCGGAGGCGATCCGAGTAGGCGCGGCCCACGCGAGATGGAGCCTGCAACGTCTGAGACATGGACGTGACAGCCGGGAGAGACCGGCACCCGAGTTCAAGGAGACCGCTATGTCCGACCGCATCCCCAGCACCGATGATGCCCGCGTGGCCAACTCCCCCGTGCGCCACAGCTATCGCGCGCTCAGCGATACCGAGAAAGCCCGCATGAGCGCGATCAAGGATATGGGCGACGCCTTTCTGACCGAAATCTCCAATGATCAGGGCCGCGAATTCAGCATCGCGCGCACCAGGATCGAGGAGGCCGTGATGTGGGCCGTCAAGGGGATTACCCGCTGATGCCCGTTCTCACGCCCCAGAACATGCTCGACCGCTACGGCGAGGCGCGTCTGGCCGAGATCACCACGCTGTCGGGCATGGTGACCACGGTGGACATGACCGCCCTGGGCCGTGCGGTCGATGACGCGATCTCAGAGGTCGAGAGCTATGTCGCGGGGCTTTACGATGTGACCAACCCGCCGCAGGTGCTGACCCTGCACGCCGCCGCCATCGCGTATTACCGGCTTCTGGGGGATCGCGCGCCGTCGATCGAGGGGGCCGCCAGGAATTACGAGTTCGCG